ATGCGCACGTTTCCATATCCCCACACCTTGTTTAACCAGGGTGAGATCCACAGCAGGTGTGGATCCGTTTGGACAATGATCCGGTCACCGGTGAATGCGTGTCCGAAAAGGCACGCGTGGTAGTGAGGTCTTAGGCTTTCGTCTCCGTACTCGCCCACGGCGTAGTAGCGGATTTTGTATTGGTGTTTGCGCCATAGCTCGATGCGTAGGCGCTTCCAGAACCCCACAAGGTGTTCGTAGTTGAGGCTCCCGAATTCCGGGATGCTCTTTTTGTCGTAGGTGAGTGTGAGGAATGAGGATTCCTCGTGCTGTTGTGCTTCATGCACGATTCGCACGGCTTGTTGCCGTGCTTGTTCTTCTCTGCATAACTCGCACGTGCCGCAAGGCAGGTCGAGTGCTTTCCAGGTGTGTGCTGTTTTCCCTGGATCCGGCGCGTGAAATTTGATGGCCCCACCCGTGGATGGTTGATATCCGCGGATAGGGGCCTTACAGGCCATTACAGGCGGATGCCGCCCCGCATGACAAATGCGGGTGAGTTGATGGCCCTTGTCCTGTTGCGCGCCCTGTTGAACCTCTTGCCGTGCTTACGGCCGCTTATGTGTCTGCGCTTCATTTTCGGGTTTCCCTTATAACGAGGCCGGGGTTGGCCCCGGCCTCGAATGTACCATCTCCTTCTTGATTAAGATGGTACTGCTGACACATGTTGTCTGTGTCAGCTATTGCCCTGTTCAAGGGCTTTTATCGCGTCCCTGATGTCCCGGTTGTGCTTGCTCTCCCGGGATTGACGTTGGACGTGTTGTGTGCGTAGGAGTGCCAGTCTGGGCGTTGGTGTGTTGTGCAATTGCTCGAGTCGCGCGTTCGATCTCTGCAAGAGTTGGTGCAGGCGCGCCATCTCCTCGTTCGCCGGCGGCGTTGGTCCGAATACCTGGGCGAATGAGGCTGGAGCAGTCTGCGAGGAACTCTTTTTTTGCGTCGATGTGGCCTTCGTCGTTGACCCTCCCGAGCCTCCAGACTTCGAAGTGGTGCGGCGCTTGTGCGATGTCACTTGTGCTGTTCTCCGTGTTGACCTGTCTTGCCATCGCGGCCAGGACTGCTTTGTCGTCTGGTCCGGCGAATGGTTGTAGGAAGTAGTCGATCAGTCGATCTTTCACTGCGTAGATGTTCAAGGCTTTTCCTTATGTTGTGGTCGTTGATGTCAAACAGAAGCTGCAGGGGTATTCGCATTTGGTTTGTCCGGTGTTGGCGGAGCGAGGATAGCCGCTAGTTTGTCTGTTGTCAAGGTAAGGAGTTCCTCTATTGGCATTTCGCGTAGTGCTTTTGGCAGGTTGCCGCGTTTCGCCTTGATGCTCCTCGAGGTTTCGATCATTCCCCGGAGGTCTTGCGGTAGTCCGGTGAAGTCTCCCGCGATCGGCGCGGTTGTTGCTCCTGGAACCCGCCCCGTTACTTTGAAGCTTTTGACTATGAGGTTGATATCCGTCGCGGCGGCTCCTGACTGTTCGGTCATTGTGGGTTCCGTGTTCACGGTTTGTGCCCGAAGGCGGTTCTTTTGGTAGTACATGTCACTTTCCTCCGAAGATCATTTTCAGCCACTGTCCTACGGACATTACGGCTTTTGCCATTGGTGATGCCTCTCCGACTGTTGTGAACCAGTCAGAGAGTGCTTTCTTTTCTGCGATGTCGAGTCCCATCAGGATGTGTTTTACCTCTGCGATATCGACTTCCTTGTCCAGGATCTTTGCGCGCGCCGCGGCGCTCTGTACGTTGTAACCCTCTGTGTCTTCGACGATGCGTCGTTCGATCTCTCGGATCTCGCTGTCCGATTTCTTCAGTTTCAGTTCGTCCAGGAACCACGGGCGTTCGCCTTGTATGACCTCTCCGTTTGGACCCATTACGGCGCCTTGTCCCATGACTACGCGCCGTCGGTTGGTCTCCATGTTTTCCTGTTGTGCTTTTTCCCCCAGGATCTCGTTGTTGAGCTTCATGTTTTGGAGCGTTAGCGCTTGCATCGCCTTATCGCCTGCACTGGCGATTGACCGCGGCAGGGCGTCCTCGGTCTGGACCGTTGCTGCAGATACGTTAGGAGTGCTAGCTCCGCCTTGACTGACTGCAAGCATAGGATTGATACCTGCCTTAGCCATATCCGCCGATGCTCTTTGCCAGGCCGTGTTTGACATTCTTTCTTCCCATTCACGCTGTTCCCTCTGTAGTTTGACGTTGGTTTGATTGGCGCGCCTCTGGGCAGAGGATCCGAAGATCCCCCCCAGGAGGCTGCTACCGACCCCGGCGATTAGCGCCCCGGTTGCTGGATCGATTGGCATGTCAGAAGTGGTCGATCAGGCCAGGTACGCTGTAGGTCGGCATCAGTCTTGCGACGGTGCTGTCGTGCAGGATGTCCATCAGGATCTGCGCGCTCCATTGCGCACTAGGTGCTGTTGCTAGGCACCTTGCGAGTACTTCCTGTGTCTTGTCCGTGATGAACGTTGCGTTGAGTGCCGGCTCGGCGCTGAATTCTTCCGAAAGGTGCCACCAGTCCAGGGGCTGTGTGACTGTCGATCTCATGACGCCGGTGATCTCGTTTGGGGTGTAGCGATATTCCGCCCACCTTTCTTGGTATCCCCATGTTGCTACTGCCGGTGCGTTGTTGGGCGGCTGGTAGATTTCCTGTGTGGCCACTGCCTGTTCCCCGAGCATTGCGAACACGGGGAAATAGAAGTCCAGGCGTGTTGTTCTGCGCCAGTGTTTGCGTGTTCCTTGTTGGTATGTCGGTGTGGCTCTTACGGCCGCGAGGCCGATGATGTATCCGTGTTCTGTGGCAGCGTAGGTGAATGTGCGCTTATGTCCGCTGGCATGCATTTCAGCCCCGAGATTTCCAACTGCACTCGCTGCGTCAGCAGGTTCGGAGTCGTAGGCTGCAGTTTGCGCAATAGGGTTAATGGCGACGGGAATTTTGGACCCACCCAAGTATTCCGGCCTTTGGAGCCTGTAGTCGGGTGAACGCACTCCGAAGTGACTGAGTAGTTGCTCGACATATCTGCTTCCTCCTCTTGCGTCTCTTTCCAGAAGTTTCTGTGTCTGGAATGCCATTCTGATCTGGTTGATTGTTGCTGCTGTGGCCGTCGCGAGGTCCGCGACACCCGTAAGGTGCGGGTTTCCCCATTCGGCTGGTGCGTTGAGTCCCGGTACTGCATTCCAGGTGGCTACGTTGTTGGCGGCGTCTCTCATTTCCAGTTGGTATGTTGTTGGGTTCACGCCGTCCACGAATGTTGGCGGCGATCCGTCTCCGGTGATGGTTACCGCTGCTGTGCTTCCCAGGGGCAGCTCTACGGCGTCTCCTTTCTGTGGCCACGGCAGACTGCTTGTGAAGTAGTCGTGTCGTTTGTTGACGCGTAGCGGTTGTTGTTGCCACGCTGTTCCTCCCTGGGTGATCTCCTGGCTGCCGGTGCTTGTCCAGGTGTCCGACCATATCCATTCCGTTTGCAGGTTCTGGTCTCGGAACCATTCGTTCCATATCGTGAAGTATGCCCATATGGGCAATACGTTCAGGTCCAGCACTCCGCTGCTGTATGTCTGCGGGAGGATTCCGAAGTGATCGAATACTCCGCCCGGATCGACTTTGTATCCGGTCGCCAGTAGGTCTGGCGTTATTGTTGGTATGACGAGTTCGTCGTCCACTCCGCTGATGAAGTCTTCCCAGTCCGGCCAGGACACTCTGTTTGGCATGAAGAAGTACCAGGTCTCAAGATCCAGGTCGTCCATCAGCGGGGCTATTGGCGTCGCCAGTCTCGCCATGATGCTTTCTGTGTGCTGCCAGGTGTCTCCGGGCAGCACTTCCTCACACATGATGGGTATTAGTTCGCTTGCGTCGAACGCCATCTTTCTTGTCTGTCTCATCCGGAACTTGCTTCTCGGTATGTCTGCTCTTGGCACTGTGGCGAAGTTGTGCTGCTTTGCTGTTTTGTTCCTATACATGGATTTACTCCTGTTTGGATCGTGTGGAACGCGGACGTTTGTCTGTCGGTCTTTTTGGGTTTTGAGGGCTAAGCCCTCGTCTGTCTTCTTTTCTCTTCTCTTCTCTGGTTGTCCACGGGTTGTCCACTTCTAGTGGGCAACCGGTGGGCAACCCCTCTTGCGTCTGACGAGCGCCCCATGGCGCACGTCGTCAGACGCTCTTGGTCTTCCTCTGCGCGCGCGCGCGCGCGTTTCGCGCGCGTGCGTGCGTCTTGGCTTTAGTCTCTGCTGTTACCTCCTTTACATGCTTTAACCTCTGTTCTTTGATTTCTTCTGCTTTTTCTTCGTCTACTTCGCGAGTCCAGCGATCGTAGGCTTTCGGCGGCTTTTGCCGCCTTCCGTTGATCACTACGTAATCGTGGTCCCATGTCTGTTGTCCATATTCCACCCACCAGGCTTTGCCCAGGTTCTTGCTCATGAACGGCCTGGGCTGGACGAGCGGAATTAGTTCTCCTGTTTGTTCGTCCACTCGGACGTATTGCTGTTTGCTGCGCAACTTCTTTGTGACGTAGCTCGCGGTGTAGCGTGCTGTTTCGAATGTCAGTGCACCGATGCGCACGTTTCCATATCCCCACACGTTGTTTAACCAGGGTGAGATCCACAATAGGT